GGTGGTGCTGAAGGCGGTGCCATTCCAGCGAGACGTCTTGTCTTTTCCGATGGAGACAAGGTCGCCGTTGACTTCCTCTAGGGCAAAGGGTCTCTGCCCCACCCAGGCCGTCAGGCCGGCGTCGCCCCGGTCTGTCATGGGCTCGGTCTTCTCCGCGTAGTCCTTCTTCGTGAAGCGCGCGTTCTCGATGTGGAGGAGGCCGGGCGGAGATAGAAGCTCGTCGGGAGTCTCGTTGTTGGAGCCTCCGGAAAGGGGGATGGACTTGGTGGCGCGCTTGAGGACCATTAGAAGACCCAGAAGTGTATGACGCCGTCAGGGGTTCCTGCGGTCCAGTTGACGGTGAGCGTTGTACCAGAGATTGACCAGTTCCACGCCTCGTTGGTGCTGTCTAAGGCTACTGAGATAGGCACGGCTCCGACCCTTCGTGGCTTCACCGCGGCCGTGCCGTTGCCTGATTCAATCACAACCTCGACAACCTCGCCGTTGGAAATGTCGTCAGTCACAAGAGCGCCGCCGCCAGCGCCGAAGGCCGACTGGGTTGCAGTGGTCGCCCTATCCAGGCCAAGCTTCTTGTAAGGAGCTTTCCGGGCAGCCATTATGCGCCGCCGCTGTTAGGTAGGTAGAAAGGGTTGCGCCCTTTGCTTCTGTTGCCCATGTCTCGAATGGTCTTGACTTCAGCAACCTTCTGTGACCGGATGTCCTTCAGCACCCTCTTAAGGCCGCGCTCGTACTCGAAGATGAGGCCAGAGGGATCTGACTCTTCCTTCACGAGCATCTTGATCGCGGTGTCGACTACGACAGGTTGGTGCCAGTTGGATGGCCAGTTCAGGGTGTCCCCGGCGACGGAGAGTTCGGGGGCTTCCTGGATGTACCGAACGCCGATGTCAGCGACGTCCTTGGACGGAAAGAGGAAGACCTCGTAGCGGTCCTGCTCCACGTTGAGGCGCACGAAGTAGCGCACGTCGTGGTCACCGTTGTAGCTACGAGTCAGGAGTGACAAGTAGGCTTGGGGGTCTGCTGGGAATGCTGGAACCCAGCGCGAGCCAGTGTGGATGTTGACGTCCACCAGCCGCATATAATCTGAGGGGAGTTGATAAGAGTTATTTCCAAGGCTCACAACCTCGGGACACATAATGGCGAAGAGCGATCCGTCATCAATGTTAACCATCTGGGCGTAGATGTTCGCAATGCTGTCGTTCAGCATGTGCGTGATCTCGTCATCCGAGACGAAGTTAGCACTGTTTTCCATGTCGGCTCGGCGCCGAGACTGGAGGATCATTGATGTAAGTGTTTCAGCCATTTCAACTCAGTAAAAAGGGGATTCCCCCGGCCGAAGCCGGGGGTTTCCAAAGTAAAAAGTAAGAACTTAGTAGACGTCCTGCAAGAAAGCGCAACGACCAGGCTGCTTCACAATCATGTTGTAGAAGCCGTACAGGTAGAAGCTGATTTCATCAGCTGTCTCTGAACGATGGTAGAACGAGCCGTCTCGGTTGAACAAGCTCGGAAGCTCGCCAGCTGAGAACAGGCTAATCACTCGGGTATCAAGCATGAACAAGGTATCCGCAAGAACCTGGGGATCGCTCACGCAAGGAACCGCGCCCGCACCGGTCTGGATTTCCAGAGCCGAGAAGGAAAGGTTACCTGAGGTCGCGCCAAGCTTCGCGTAACGGCCACGAGCCTCTGTCTCAAGGGCCAGGTCGGCAAAGTCGACTGGGGCCAAGAGGGCAAGGTTCGGGGATCCGCCTTCCTTCATAAGCTGCGCACCGGTCTGGATGAGGGCATCCGTGATGAGCAGAGTTGAAGTCGTGCCTTTGACACCGTCAAGACCAGCAAGGCGGCTAGGATCAGCAGTTCGCACGACACCGTTGAAGGGGTCAGCGCTAACGCCTGAGCCAGGAAGCCAAGCGGCAAGACCGTCAACCTTTGCTGCCGCATCACCCGACTGGATGATTTTGTGGGTAGCAATGGTGGTCGTGGACCAGTCAGCGGAAAGCGTAATGGTCGGGGGGACTGATGTGCGGTTTACCGCTGTGATGGTTACTTCGTCACCGGAGTTAAGAAGCACGTCAGCTGTGTCCGTGTGCTGCACAACCATGCCCACCTCGAAGTTACGAGCTGTGTCAAGGTCAACAGTAAGGGTGCTGATGGTATCGGCAACAATACCACGCGCGCCTGTTCCGTCACTGTGGATCTCGAAGTCGAGGTCGTTAGCGAAGGCACCATGCGCGGCGTCAATCTCGTCGGTAAGAGCCTGTTGGAACGCGGCGTCCGATCCTTCTGAAAGGACCATCACCTTGTTCTCGACGGCGGCCTTCGAGTAGTTGCTGATGTGTGATTGTTCCCAACGGTCACGGCTGGCGGCTCCCACGTTGGCGTGTGCCTTCGCGAAACTATTCGACCGACCGGTCGTGTTGGAGTAACGAATGGGGTTCACGACAACATTGCCGCGAACGTCTGTGTCTTTGGGGACTAGTCCAAGGAAGGGGTGGTTATCATAGGTAAGATCCGCCACCACCGCCCCACGATACCATTCCTTGAGGAACGTAACGTAGTCGGACTGAGTCGTAGCTGCAAAAGTCATTTTTCAGATTCCGATATAGGGTTAGTGTGAGTGTTTTGCCCAGAGCGCCTTCATCGCTGCCTTCTTGTCCACCAAGGTGGTGTAGTCAACAGGAACGTCGTCCGCTACGAGCGTGTTGGTTAGTGTGGTCGGTTCGCTGGCCGGTGTGGGGTCTTTACTAATGCCGTAGACCTTGTGAAGCTTTTCATAGACTTCCTTCAGGCCTTCCTCGATCTCGCTGGCTACTTCGTCTTCACTGGTGTCCTCGCCTTCTTGGAGCCGGCCGACGAGTGCGTTGAACGCGGTCTCCTCTTGCTCTAGCGCCAACAGGCCAGGGTAGTCTTCTTTCCGTGATCGGATGTTCTCCACAACTCCGTCCTTCATCGCTCGGATGCGGGAGTTCTGGTCTTCCTCTTCACGGGCCGCCTTCTCAGTCTCTTGTCGCTCGGACTCGCGGGCCTCTAGGGCCTCAAGCTTAGCAAGCACTTGCTGTTCGGGGGTCTGGGGGTTCTCTGGGGTTCCCTCTGCACGTAGTCCGTCCAGCGCTCCGCGCAGTTCGGCAATCTCCGTCTCTAGGGGGCTGGGTTCAACGACCTTCTGGGCTCGGATGAACTCTCGGATCGAAGGGGCCACTAGCTCGCGGTCGGACTTAGCGCCCTCTTCCGCTGGCTTGGTGCCTGCAACGTCCTCGGTGCTGATGACATCGGACTGGGCCTCTTGAAGGCGCGTCCACATCTCTTGCTTCGTCTCGACCGTGGGGGCCGGGGCGCCGTCAAGCTCTTCGACCTCGGGGGCCACCTCTGCTGTCTCTGTAACTTCGCTCATGGTACTATCCTATCGCTGTAGGAGCCGACCCATCGGGGCTGACTGCTGGTGGGCCGCCTGCGAGCGGGGAACCTTCCCCGGTCTGAAGCTGCCTTGTTCCTTCTTCTGATTCCTGAAGGAGCGTGTGGACCTGTCGCATGAACTGTCGTAACTTGGAAACTCGCTCTTCGGGAACACGCATCGCTTGCGCTTTATTGATGTACATCTGGGTGAGCTTCATCGCGAGACGCAAGTCAAGGGTGGGCTCGGGTGGGGTGTAGATGTTCTCGTCGAGCATGTCCTCAAGGATACGCTCAATATTCTTCCGGGCCGCGTTGGCCAGGTTGTTCATGTGGTCGGTGTCGGGGAAGTCCATAAGGCTCCATGCCTCACCGATGTCCAGCATGCCGGCGTTGAAGAAGGAGAGCACGTCGTCCTTCTTGCCGCTCGGGGTCTGGGAAAGCTTGTTGGCGGGCCACACCTGGATGATGAAGGCGCCCTTCTTCGGGTCGTCGATGACCTTCCAGTCGATGTCCTCGACGGTGTACTTGTCGTTCTTCATCACGACCTTGAAGCTCGGGTCGCGCTTGTAGATGTCTCTACCGCCACGGACCTGGGCCTCGTAGACGCGCACGTTGAAGCGCTCAAAGTCCTCGAACTGGGGAGCCAGCTCGGTGCCCTGGATGTCGTTGAAGTCTCGGACAGCCTGTCCCGACTCGAACTGCCCACCGGTAGCTTCCGGGAGGCTCAGGGAAGTGAGGCGTGCGACGTAGCCGGCCTTCTCCCAGATGGTGTCGGCGTAGTTGACGACGTCGGTGGGGACGCTCGGGGGAACCTGGAACGTCGGTGGCTTGTCGGCGTAGGTCAGCACGAGGCCGTTGTAGTTACCGAGCTTGCCTTCGCTCACGTTACCACTCTCCGGGATCATGATGATGGGAGTAGGCATCGCGGTGATACACTCCTCGATGTTCCGGATGGTGTTGTTGTAGTCGAAGTGCAGACCGAGCAGCTCTTCCACGAGGCTGATGCCCCAGTAGCCCACGGTCGGGTCGTCCTTCCAGCGAGTCACGGAAAGGGGAAAGTCGGAGTACTCGTAGTCGCCAAGCTCAAGGCAGGCGCCGTCGATGAAGATGATGTGCTTTCCGTCGCCCGAACCATCCCAGCTCGGGAGTCTCCAGCCTTCCACGACCTCCACCAGGTTGTTCATGGTGGCGCGAGTGCGGCTGTTGGAGAATGCTTCGTCCTTGGTGAGTCGGCCGGCGTTCTTGATGGCCTTCTTGGAGCCGGGGTACATCTTGGCCAGGCGCGAGCGGGAGGCCCATGCGCGCTGGTACATGTGGGTGGGGGAGTCGGTAGCAGACGCCTCAACGGGGTCCATGAAGAGGTCGCCCGGGTGGACACGCTCGTTGCAGATCTCGTTCACCACGGGGTGGATCGAGGTCTTCACGATGCCCGTGCCGTAGATCAGGGAGTCGAGGGAGGCCTTCTTCTTTTTGGGCCGCAGGTCGGTGAATGTGTCGGTGAACTCGCACCACTTCTGCATCTGGCGAGCCTTCTTCTGCAGAGTGAAGTTACCCCCGGCTGTGACAAAGACGGGACGTGGATTTTGGCGAGTGATACGCGCGTGAGCAGCGTCTACGAACACCTTGCACAGGTTGATCGGGACGCGACTGTAAGCGTTACCTTCGACGGCGAACGATGCGGTGTAGGAGGCCAGGAAGTCGTTGCTGTGGATCTTTCGATTTGTGTAGATACGGTTGTACGCAGTGTACGCTTGGAGACGGGCTGAGTCCTCATCCGCAATGTACCTGAAGAGCTGCGTTGCGGGAGCAAGCGCCTTGGTTTTGGTCTTTTCATCCCACCAGGGCGAGCCCATATCAGAAAGCGCTACGTCGGTCATCTGCTACTAGGTGTTATGGTTGACAATGGACTTTCCCTAGGCTATGTAGGGAGATCCCTAGTTGGGCAACCGCCCAGCCTAGGGGTACGGAGATAGGCTGGCATGACGCCGACCGGTCTCCCCGGCCATAGAGGGCGGGACTCGGAGCAGGTCCCGCCCGTGCCGGTTTTCTGGAGACTGATGGAAGAGCTATACGTCAAGGCCCGAAGGGTGGCCAAACTATTCAACGGGACCGTAGGGCCCCGGTCAGCCCAGATTGAGGCGATGAAGGACCTACAGGACCTTATCCATCACCTTGAGGACCTTTCCACTTCTGAACTCGCTTCCAAAATGGCTCCGGCTCCTTCGGAGCTGACATAGCCTGCTCCCGGAGGTCAGCCTCCATCAGCTTCTCCCAGTCCTCCGACCCGTACTGCACGTCGTTGTCGTGGACCATGTCCCCGGTGTCGTAGTTCCTGACCTTCGTGTAAGCGTAGCGGAAGGCATCCGCAGCATGGTCCGGGACCCCGCGCTGGATGATACGCTTGCCCATCTCCAGGGCCCGCTCATCCCACACGATCTGATCTAGCTCCTGTAGCAGGTCGCTGTTGCTCCTACGGACGAACAGCAGCTTCCCTGCCCGGATGTCGGCGTTGATGATAGCTATCCCCATGTCCACGGAGTTGAAGCCCTTCTTGACCGGCTTGACGGCCAGGTGGGGGTGCGTGTCCTTCCACTGCCGGACGAAGGCGGCACCCTGCCCACCCGAGTCGACGACCCGATGGGTGAACCGCGGGTAGCGATCCTCGATGCGCTCTATTTCCGCCCCTGCCTGGATGACGCTCAGGTCGTGTTGCTTGTAGGTCTCTAGGACGTAGGTCTTACCCAGCTGGCGGCTGTAGGCCAGTATGCAGAACGCACACGGGTCCACGGTCCCGAGGTCGACCCCCAGGATGTAGCGCCAGTCGTTGGCGTCGCTGAAGGGGCAGTCCTCCACGATCATCTTGGTCGTGGGGCTGAAGGCGATGTTGTGGGTGTCTCTGATCCACTCACCCAGGTACTCACGGCGGAAAGCCGGAGAGTCGTGCTGCCAGCCCTTGGCGGCCTTCACCAGCTCGTGTTCGGCGAGGTAGTCAGGGATGTAGGGGTTGTCCTTCATGGTCCAGTGGTGGACTCCCCACCCCACGTTGCCCTCTCCCAGCTGGCCTCCGTGGCAGATGTCGTAGAACGGGCCGTGGCTGGCGTTGGACGGGGTGCCCGTCACCATGATCTTGGCCTGGTAGTCGGCCGTAGAGGGCAGTAGCACCTCCGTGACCAGGTACTCCATGTCTGAGCCCATGTTCTGGGCCTCATCCAGGCAGACGGACGGGGGCTTGCCTCCGCGAATCTTGTCCATCTCTCGCCGGGACCCAGCGCCGTACACCTTGATGATGCTGTCGTTGGGCAGCTTGATGTCCGACGTGGTGTTGTCGAACTTCAGGTCCAGGTCTAGGTCCTTGGAGATGGCGCGCAGCGCCGGCCAGATGGTCGTCTTGGCTGACGACCTGTTCATGTTGATGTAGATGGGGTAGGACCCAGGGTGCTCGAAGCCGGCCCGTAGCAGGTCCAGAGACACCGCGTGTGACTTCCCCGCACGGCGGGAGCAGCAGGCTACCTTCAGGCGGCGAGGGTCCTGGATGAAGTCCCGCTGGGGGCCGAACATGAGGCTGTCCCAATCGAGGCGCGCTACGCGCCCTGTGCGCCGGGTGGCCTCCTCTATCAGCCTCCGCAGCTCCTCGTCGGTCTTGCCGTCGTCGCTCATGCTTCCCAGGATCGGGTACCGCACTCCGTGCAGCCGTGCTTAGCCAGGGTAGTCTTGAACCACGGCAAGTACACGCAACTCCAGTCCTTCTTGGCCCTCTTGGAGGCCCAGCCCTGTAGCAGGTCCTTCGAGGAATGCGTGTAAACGAGGTTCTGCCCCTTTACATAGCCGAAGTCGGTGTAAAACCGGTTGAGCATGGCTGTCGCCACCCCCTGCCGCTTCGAGCCCTTCTTGACCTGCATCCAGTGTACCACTGGCAGGCCCACGTAAGGTTCCGCGATCAGGTAGCCACGGAAAAGGTGCTTTCCGGCGTCCTCGTAGCACATGTAGGCCGACCCAGCCGCTGAGGCGCGGGGGATGATGTCGTCTATCATCTTGTGCTGGTAGCCGAAGTAGTCGTCGTTGATCAGCCCAGGCTGGTTCATCTCGGGGCTCTGTTGGTAACTGTAGAGCCAGGACTGGGTGATGTACTTCAGGTCGGCCCCGGCTTCCGCTGCCCGGATGTTGTAGTTATTCTCTGTCACTGAGAGCCTCCTTGAGGTTCACTATAAGGTCCTTGTTGCCACCGAACACTCGGATGACGTCCTCGAAGTCCATGCCCCGGTCGATCATCTCCAGAGAGATGTCCAGGTCAGACTTCTTCTTGTTGTCGCTCTTCGACTTCAGCTGAGAGAGGGATACCTCCAGCTTCCGGATAGAGTCCTGGTGCATGAGGAACATCCGCTCCTCATCATAGGTCAGCTCCTGCTTGCTCTCCAGCTTCCGCTGATACTTGTTCAGGGCTAGGGAGGCCAGGTCGAGCTGCCGCGTTACACGCTCTAGCTCTCCCAGCGACTGGAGTCGAACCGGGGTCGCGGTCGCTGGCTTCTGGAAGTCCTCCTTGGCTATTGCCAGGGCGTCCTCCATTACTTGGCCTGCGGGGACCACACGTCTTGTGGGCTTGGTTACCATTTTCGCTGCTTTCCTCCGTCATCGCTTGACGGAAAGGGGGGTCTTTGATATACTTGTTTTATGGCAAGTATGTTAGAAATCTCTGTGTACGTTCCTCTGTTTGTAGTCGTCCCGATCGGCGTGCTCTTGGGCTGCGCCATCGGTTGGGCCGTCTCAGACTAGATGAATCCTGTGGGCTTCCTGCCGAGGGCGTTAGCGACCCCTGGGTCGGCTAGGGGCTGGTCCCCTCGATTGAGCTTCCCGAGGGCCTTGATGGCCCCTTCCTTCTCTCGTGGGGTGCTGTCGAAGGTGTCGGTCATCACTCCGCGCCTGATGGCTCCCTGCGCCGCCTTGAATGGGTCGTGCTGGCCGATCTTGGCCCCCGCCGCCTTGCTGGTGGCGTTCCGCATGTAGGCTCCCACGCTGTACCGCGCGACACCCTTCTGCTCGATAGGACTGCCCGAACCCTGAGTCACGAGGACGTGCTCCTTCTGGTCGATGGTGGCGAACAGTCTGTCCAGCTCCATCTGGTAGCGGGGGTCGTCTGGCTCGTAGATCGTGGCCGGGCCCCATGGGGTGCTGATAGGTCGCCCCTCAGCTAGAGGTGCCCGCACGTCGTCGCCTACCGGTAGGACCTTCCCTATGCCGATGTCGAGACCGCCCTGCAGCCTCTCCTGGCCTCCTCGGGCCTTGATGGGGTTGCCTGCTGGTGCGTCTGAGCTGAACAGCCCTAGCGCTCCGTCTAGTACTCGTTGCCAAAGGGACATCAGTTATCACTCGCGTCGGTGTAGGTCTTCTCTTCGATGACGATGAAGATGAAGAGGTCTTCAGGGGTGGTCAGCGTCTTGGTGGCGATGGTGTCGCTCTCACAGACGTACACCCCGTTGAGGAAGAGGAGCGGTGGGAGCCCCAGGGTGGTGTCAGCATCTGAGTTAGCGGAAATCTGGTGAGCCTGCATGGGGACGGCCCCCTCGGCTGGGATGGTGGCGGAGTCGTGGACCTGGATCACGCCGGCACTGCCTGAGGAGTGGGTGATGTGGATCCCGTGAACGATGCAGGATTGTGCCAGCAGGATCTCGTTTACCAAGGCGCCCCCGCTGTTTAGGACTACCAGTTTGGGATGATCCGACATATCTGCTACGAGGCCAAGTGGTTAGGGGGGTCCCTAAACGTGGAGGTTTGTAATAGTTTGGTAATAGTTGATGTAGGTGTCCAGTGCGCTTTTCAAGAAAGACTGCCTTTCCGTTAACCAGTTACCGTTGTAGGAGGGAGAAGAGAGGGTGGCCATCCAGATGAGCCATCGGAAGCCCTATAGGCTGTCCACCTTACCTTCCCATACAACAAACAGTTACAGTTGCGTCTACCGTAGACTCCTGTGACCATATAGCCGACCCTGAAGGGTTAATATAGCATTTGGGGGCATTTCACGGTCAGTGTGATACTCACTGCGTTCGTCCCCCGGCCGAAAAGTCAAAAGGGCCGTAAGGGGGGGAGGGGGGGTTGGCATGCTTCGTGTTATAGCACATTACGTGCCAAGTCTCGCCTTTAGCAACGGAAAGCTGGCATGATCATTGACTATGCCAAGTGTTTTAGTGTCCAGACGTACAAAAACCCTCGATTGTTGTTGACAATGAGGGTTGGCATGGGGATTGCATACACCTGGCTGAATCATTCACCTTTTCACTGTGTCAAGTGAGCTAACTCACTCGCTGGTGGATTCTCTGACTACAAGGCTACTCGGTCAAGAAGTGTGCCAAGGGCAAAAGAAAACCCAGCTAGCAGGGAGGCGCTAGCCGGGCTCCTAAGCTCTTATGTCGCTAGGCCTTACGCCTCGTCATATCCATCGAACCAGCGTCCAGGGTTGGCTGCTGCTGTCTCGGATGAGCAGGTCTTACTGCTAGTCTCAAGGTCCTTGCAATGGGCTTGC